AATCTTTCTTGTTGCGGTGGCAGCACTACTTGCGTCAAACCCTGCATTTTTTAACTGAGCCAATAACGCAGTTGTATCTTCGATAGAAAATCCAAAAACTTGAGCGACCGGACCAATAGTTGATAATGCAGTTTCGAAATCTCCAAATGATAAAGCCGATTTTGTAGTTGCTACACCTAAAGTTGAAACGACTCTACTCATTTCATACGCTTCCATTCCAAACATACGCATAGCAGAACCGGCGACTTGTGCGGCACTCGCCAAATCTGAGCCGGTAGCGGCCGCGAAATTTGCAACGTCATCGGTTGATTTTTCAATCTGACTTGTTGTGAATCCTAATTTTGCAAGTTCAATTTGCATATTTGAAATTTCGGTTGCCGAGAATTGCGTGGTTCGGCCCAGCTCCTTTGCTTGTTCAGTTAAACCGGCAAGTTCTTGTTTAGTCTTTCCGGATATAGCGGCGAGGTCGGCTTGTGATTGGTCAAAGTCAATCATTATTCCGGTAACATTACGAAAGATCTGGCCGATTCCTATACCGGCACCAAGAGTTCCTAAAGTACCAACAAGGCCACTAATTGCTCCTTTGTAATTACCTACATTTCGAAAGTTATCTCCAACAGTTGCATCTAATTTTTTTAAATCTTTATCACCCTGCCTTGCTGCTTTACCCATAGTGCGATAAGATTGTGCAAGACTTCTATACTCTTTTGTATTACGCTTTCCGGCTCGTTCTAAGATAAGCATTTCGGCACCTAGACGTTTAGATTCATTCTTTGCTTTACGAGTTTCTATGACTAACTTTTTGTATGCGTTTGATTCATCTGCTATAGTCTTAACTTGTTTTCTTGCAATTTTTTCTAAACGCTCTTTTTCTTTTCTTTGTTGTACGGCTAATCTCGACGCTTGTTGCTCTGTTTTTATTTTTTGTTGTTGTATCTTTTCAAGTTCTTGTATTGCTCTACGTTCTTGTTGTAATGCCTGAGAATGTAACTTTTCAATTTGAATAGCATCTTTTTTTAATTTGTTGGCTTCTTGTTGGGTTTTAACAACTTTCTGAATGGCTTGTTGTGATTCCATTTTTGGTTTCTCGCCCATAGATTTTTTTAACTGCGATGCAGTACCCTCAACCTCTTTTTTCAGAAGTTTCATTTGCTTAATAGTCAACTTTGCCGAATCTCGTATTCCCTTGAATATATCCTCTTGTGCAAATATGTCCTTGCTACTTATTTTTTTGGCCATCTTTTAATTTTTTATTGCTTTTCTCAAATTCTTTTAACAAGTCAAAATACTCTTTTGTAGTGATTGATTTTGTATTTATCCAACTTCCCATCCACTTACTTAGATAGATTAAACATTGCGATATTGACATTCCAGATCCGGAGTTATTTAACATCTGCTCTAGTTTAGTTTCTAGCATTTCACACTCCGTTAATTTAAACCTATCACCCGAAATAACAAAATCCAATTCTGCATTGGTTTTATCTATCATACAATCAAGAAGTTTTGTCATCATTTTTCCAAGTCCTTGTTTTTTTAAATAATCATCATAAATTATATTCCAACATTTTTCATCTATTTCCTCAGAACCTTTTTCAATATCGATTCTAGTGTATTTTAAATCGCCCTCAGTACATTTTATCCAGCTCTCAAGTGGTAACTCATTTATTGTTGAATAGTATCTCTTATCGTAAAACGACGTTTCGAATTGCGATGATGTATCTTCTAATGAGTTCTTGCGCAAGTTTATCTTTGCTCTCGTTAGTAAGTCCAAGAATTGATGTACTATACTTATAAAATAAATTCGTAGTTTCTCCATTTTCATCTTTTTTTAGTGGGTCGGCATCTATCTCAAAATAATTTTTTCCGACTCTTAATTCAAACGAATCATAAAATTCTCCGGTGTCAAAAAGTGTGTAGTGAGTTCCGGCAACTTTTTTAGGATTCATCATTTCGGTCCATTCTGAATAATACCCAATAACTTCGTTATCTTCATCAACACCCTCTTTAAATAATTGGTCTTTTCTTACCAGATCTAAAATCCATTCTTTAAAATTTTGGTCGCTTAAAACCTTAACCCAAATTGCGTTTTGACTCCAACGAAACCCTTTCAAATTTTCTCCAAAAATTCTAAGTTTTCGGTATAATAAAGTATGTTCAATGTCAAAACCCATTTTTTTTATTTAATTTTTCACGCCTCTGTAACGCAGTAACCATGGTCGCCATATGCTTCTCAACTTTTGAATGGTAACATACCAGCTCAAGACGTAAACCTCTTAGAACGCACCTTTGACACTTCTCCGTTAATTTCTATCATTTTAAGAATTTAGTGCAATTTACAAAAAAAAAGGGTGGATTTCTCCACCCAATTTCTCAATAAATTTTCACGACTTTAAATTATATTGCCGTAAAAGTTACTTTGCCGGTGAACCCAACTTTGTTAATTGACAACGTATAACTTTCTCCGGTAACGAATACAAAGTTCACTGTGTAATTACCCTCAAGTGGCAAGTTTTCAGTTACTATCCCAAGCACTTCTGCAGAAGAAGTTGTGTTGTTGTACAACGCAAAATCTGCACCAACTAGACCTTTCAACAAGATTTTGTTGTATGCAGTTCCGTAATCAAACTGAGCGTTAAAAGTTACCGATGTATTTGCTACTTCTGTGAAGTCTGCAAAGTTTACATCAATAAGTCCTTTAAGGTCATTAAAATTGACTCCGGCTTCATCCGGTTGAATCATATACATAGTACCCTCGTCAAATAATCTATCGAAATCAAAAGCAACAATAATTTTTGACACTGTTGAATCAGTGGCAAACATATACGTTGGATTGAAAGATGGGTTGTCAACCGGAATTGGAAACAATCTATCGCCAACTTGGCTACCTACTAAATTACCATTAACATCAACTATGAAAACTCCAAATTCAACACAACGATTGTTTTGTAGTTTACTTAATAATGTTGGACTGGAATCATCTGCCCAAAGTTCGCCCGTAAAAGAACGCTTACCTTGACGAAGAAATGCCATACGGCCACTATTCGCTTCTTCAAATTGAGAATCTGCTTTTGGTAGTTCAACATTTTCAAATGCCGGTAACGGAAACCAACGCTTTGATTCATCTGATTCATTAATTAAATCGGCCCAGACCGGAACGGCCGCCGTTAAGTCAATAGCATTAGCAACACCGGTACTATCTGCGAGGGGTACCATAATAAGTGTGCTTGTTACTGATTGAATGGGAACGCAAGCCGGTACACCGGTGTTGCTTAATCCTTGTTCGCAGTTACATCCTAAACTCATAATTTTATATTTTAGAGTATTATTTTTTTTATTTTTTGGCTATTCGGCACCACCCTTAATTTACGCAATGACAATTAGCATTGTATTTTCCTAATGTTACCCTCAGTTCAACTCCGGATAAATTAGCATCAAGAATATTCTCAAACATACCTCTATCCGTTTCAACTCCGAACCTACTGAAAGTGACTAACTCGTAGTCGTCTATAGTTTCAAAAGTTTTGTCGTTATTTACTACTTCCATAAACAGCTCTGCAAGTCGGCTCATTGGCTCAACAACATTATCTCTATGGTCTTTCGTATAATAATTTTGAATATCGGTTTCGTCTAAAAAGAATAATCTCAAATCACTTCGCCAATTGACACTACTTTCTCGCCCCTGCTTCTCAAGTCTTATCAACTCAAGTAACCAAGCAAGAGGAGTTTTTGAAGTCATATCAGAAGTTGAAATTGTCCATTCTCGGTTCGTAGCCATTTTAGTTCCGGAGATATAAAATGGTGGTGGCAAAAATATTTTACCTTGAAGATCTGGAGAACCTACCATAATAGGTTCAACCTCAATGTATTCATCTTCAACCACCTTAATGACCATATACTCGTCTCCGGCTTCGTTAGTGACCTTTTTACCAACTCTTAGATACTTAGTATCACAAATCATAGTTAACGTCGTAGCAGGGTCGTAAATGCCTATGCAGACATTATCAATCTTTGCTACTAGTTCGCCAATAATATTTGTAACTTCTTTTGTCATATCCAATAAGCGGTTAATTTGGTTACACCATTAAAGTTTTTCATTGCTCCTACACCTACATACGTTAATGTAATAGTAGAATCTAAATTGCCCGATTCGATTGTTAATACATCTCCAACCTCATAATCGACTCCTTGGTTGACAATGGTTACCTCAGTAACTTCGCCGGCTATTGTGACGATAGTTGCCGTAGCACCTTGCCCAGATCCACCCGATAAATAATAAGTCCCATCTATGTAACCGGTTCCACTTACTAACGTATCAAAACTCACTAATTGGCCCACGTTAAATGGGCCATTTAATGATATGTATTGTTGAATAGTTTCGTAAGTTTTTTGCCCCTCGTTGTAACGCTCCCACATAAGTGAATGAGGAGAATCTACAACGATAGAGTTTTCGGCCATTTGCTTAACATTACCATAAGGTGTTTGTTGATTCATTAAGTCTCGTGAAAACTCAAAATAAATGAACCCTTTTAACATTTCTAGTATTCCCTCCGACATCAATATCCCATTCCCTAGATTTATAATGTTATTATATAACACTCCAGATCCGGAGAATCCACTAACGTCCTCAGTAAAAGGTTCAAATACCTTTGTAAAATTAGGACTAAGTGGAACGTTGGGAGTCAAGCCGTTTAAATCTGCAACAAACTCATTATATAAATTTGCTCCAAATAATTGGACAAGATATTGCTTTTCATATTTCAGTATGTAAGATGTCAATTTTGACGTGCTATACATACCGGTTGAAAGGGCATACTTGTCTATGAAATCACTAGGTTGTAAAAACATTATTTACTTTTTTAATTTTCCATATTTTTGTCTTATGAAAGACTTAATGACTGCACCGGTTAATTTGTAAATCGTACCCTTGGGCAATTTTCTATTAGTGCCATTGGCTTCAAAAAGATAGGTTTCTTTATCGTTGATTTCAACTTCCAAAGTTACCTTACCATCTTTACTCTTTGAGTACTTACCATCAATGTGCTTTCCATCCCAGCTCACTTCAACGTTGCCCTCGGCATCTCGGTCAATATCTATATCAACTCGTTTAGTGTCTATCGAAATGTCAAGTTCCTTTTTGGCTTTAGACTTTCTTTTTGTTTTTCTTTCGGCACGTTTTTCTTGACGTTCTTCTTTACGCTCTTCTCGTGCTTTTTTGTTTTCTAATTTCTTCTTGTCCATGGTTTATAAATTTATAAATTAAGGTGCAGTGATAGCGAGGATATCAGTTGTTAAAGTCCCAACTACAAATGCAGGTTTTTGATTGTTCTTAATGTAAGAAACCAACCTTGCTTCTGCTAAAATTGTAATCATATTCTTTGTGAAATCATCTTGGTCAAGACCTACTGACATTGCGATATTGTCTCTGAATCTTACATTCAATTTTGACAAGTCTCCAACAACATATTTATCTTGAGCAATATATGTAGATGAAATCACTCTCATTCCTGCGATTCTCATTTCTCCAGATCCATCTTGCGTAGGCAAGTACATTGGATATGTGTACGTCAAATCAGTACCCTTTGTGATTTGCAATAAAGCAATATCTTGTGGGTTCATAATGATGTGTGTAGGAGTAAAATTTGCCGCTTCTATCTGAGCCATAACAATTCTTAATAAATCAGAAATGTTCGCACCCGGAACGCTTAAAGCAAATGGACCTGCACCGAATGCCGGCAATCCCATTGTAGCATCAAGAAGTCCTTTAATTTCGCCTACACCGTTACCGGTTAATAGCGCTTGTTCAACACCATCTTTTACTGATAACATTAAATCGTTGTTGATTTCTGCTCTGATAAAAGACAAATCTTCAATCATCTCTTTTGATACCTTAACATAACAAGCAATCTTTTTTACCTCTTCGCTTATTTCTTCCCAAGTTGGTTCGCCCTCAGTTTTTGGCTTGCTTTCTAATGTCCACCCTGCTGTTGAACCTGCAGTTTGTTGAACGTAAGTAACAAATTTGCCGGTAGTTGCACCGGTATTAGAGTTCTCAAGGATTCCGTATCTTTTACGAACTACCTCATCAACTTGAGTGTCAAAATCAGTTAAGGCATAATCGCCGGTGTAATCATTTGCAATCGTTGTAGTTTTAGTGTTTAAATTTACTTTTCCACCTTTCTCGACAGCTCCCTTGATTGCTTCTATGTTTTTAGCATAAACGTCAAACATTTTTTGACCTAAAGATTTTGGAGCATATTCAGACACACTTGCTTTTTCATTAAAGGACTCAAAACGGCCTTCAATTCTTGCGATTGCTTTTTCGATTTCTGCACTTTTTTCTTCCATTCCTTTTAAAGAATCGATTTGAGATTTCATCTCAGTTGTCGTTGCTTCTAGTTCTTCTTTTGTACTGAACGAAGCCGACTTTTCATTGAACACTTCATTGATTTTTTCAATGGCTTGTTCGGGGGTTAAATTTGTATCACTCACGTTTTCTGTTTTTTTGAGTTATTACTTATGATTGTAAACTTTTTACAACCTTATTCCAATCAAAATTTTCTACTATCTCAGTAGTTGGCTTGTTAAGATCTGGGTGACTTTTAGTAGTCGGCTCAGTTCTAGCAAGTAACACAAGTTGAGAGTTTAAAAACTTGATTTTCATTTCTATTTCGTGGAGTCTTTCATCGGTTCCACTTCCTATACTTAATGCCTTAATGCAGACATTTAGTTCGTCATTAATTTTTTCGATATAATCAGATTTGTCTTGACCTTTCATTTCTATTACCGGAGTAAACTCATTCGAGCCAAAAGTTACGGCCGAACCCTCCCAAAGTTTTACTTCTTTAATCTCATAAAATCCATTACTTTTCATAGTAGTGTCCTCAATCCATTTAGTCTTATCTGAAACGTATTCAAAGCCAATTGAATGTTCTCTGATTATTCCATCTTGATAATCTGCAAGGGCATCATCTCCGGCACTAGAACGGCCCAGCTCTCCGACTGCATATAGACCATAATCATCCTCGGCTAGTTCAACGAATTTTCCTATTTGTTGTTGCCAATCGTGATGTCTTAAAAATGCAATTTTTCTATTTGATTTTGATTTTACTCCACGTTCTCGGATAGATTTTTTAAATGCTCCCTTTCTGATTATGTCATTATCTGAATCCATTGTATCAAACTTAGATAAGTACAATGCTACTTGTCGACTATTTGTATCCAGATCCTTGACCTCAAGAGATTCTTTTGTATTATAAATGTTATTAATTTTCATATCAATATTCTTCGTTATCAAGACCGGTTACGTGCCGGATTTCTTCCGGAGTTAATTCAACACCAAGTGCCGCTATTTTCTCAAGTGTTTCTGCTTTAAGTTTAGTGACTTCGGCCTTATCTTTTTCATCTACTTGTAGAACCGGTAAGTGATGAAATTCTGCTTTTAAATAGTATTCGCTATCCAGTCCAAGTTGCTTCATTAAGGAGTTGTACATCGACTGCGTTTCCGGTATAATAGTATCGGTGTAAACCATACGAATAGAGTCCTTAACGTTGCTAAATGTAGCACCCTTTTCGGTACTGAATAAGTTAATTGAAAGGCCATAGGCATCTATTATTGCAATCTTATCTGCAGTAAGTTCTTCGAACAACATTAGGTCTTTTGTAGGAAATGACATCGGTTGCCAATTTACTTGGGATTCAGTTATCATTAATTCATCTTTGGACCTACGGTACCAATCTCGTCGAATCGTTTCCTTTTCTTCGGGAGTCATCGGAATAGCACCACCCATATCGTTACTCTGAGTTGATAGGATTCCTATTGAACCAATATTTTCTAGCAGGACATTTCTTTTATGATATTGTGCTTTGATATTTGACAACGGATATCTCAACGAGTCTATCCTAGAGATTGGCTTGACCAAATTCATTCCATCGTCGGTCGTAAAGTATAACATATCTTGCCACTCAATTGTCTCCTTACTATCATCGTCGTATGTAAACTTAAAGTTCGTGATGAGGTCTTCATTATCCATAGCGTTTAACTTCTTACCGGATAGATTAATTTGAATTTTATTAGCAGGAAGCGGAACGATTAGATTTCGTATATCAAAAGACCTTTTTGGGCAATAAGCAAAAGCATTTGAATAAAGCGCATCTTGTACTGATAAACTATAGATGACATCATTCCAGCTCTGCATCGCATTAGGATTTTGAAATAAATCTACGAGCCAATGGGATTCAACTTTTTCGCCATTCTTATCATACAAGCATGGTTTATTCGTTGACATCATTTCTGCTCTTTTATCAATGATTGCTCTCAGTTCTGGTATCTCAACAAAGAGTCTCCAAGCATCATTAGTATCAACCCAAACGGCTTCCTTTTTACCCCATACTTGATTAGCATACGGCATCCTACCGGTCACTTGATTTATAAATCTATTGGTGTACTCGTTACCGGTTTTAAATAGATTAGTGAGAAAATTTCCGTTCATAATAGATTCTTCATTGTGTAAAGTTAATGATTAATTTTGCAAATTCAAGTCAGTCCAGATCTAAACATTGATTGGGCGAATATTGAAAGACCGGCTAAACAATCCGGAGCGTCATCATTTTTATTCTTTCCATCTCTTGAATATGTCAATACTGACTGCATAAACAACTGAGAATCTCGGTCTTCGTTTTTAACAAAAGTTACTAAACTTTGAATCCAAGCCGAATTCATCAAAAT